ATGCCAGTGGGTATATTACCTATAGCAATAACACCACTTAGATTCGATACCGCCAATGTTCCAGAAAGAGTTGTAGCGGATAGGCCCCCGGTGAGGGTAAGAGCGCCAGCGCCGGTTAGAGTAGCCGACACGGTTGTGCCTGCATACCATTTAAAGGAATATGTTGGGTCAGCGATAGAGTGCCACAATACTCCGCTATCTACGCCTACGGCGAAGTCCACAGTAGTGCCGCTCATAAATGGGTAATAGGTAACTTTTGTTCCAGGGCTTCTAGTTGTAAATGTAGGAGAACCCAGGCCACCGGCGCCGCCAGCCATTTCAATAAATTGACCGACTAAAAGATTAATTTTGTTAAATGTCTTGATTCCAGCAAATGTCTGAGCACCAGTTAGAGTTGCAACATTTGTTGACAACCTGACATCTGCCAGTGTGCCTGCATTTATTACAGACGCGCTAGGAATATTGTTGGGAGAGTAGACTCTGTTAGCACCTTCAAATAGCGAACCGGCAGTAAACGAACCAACAATTGTTCCGTTACCTGTCAACGCTGGACTTGCAGAATTTGCTTTAGCATCTAGAGCAGCGGTCAAAGCAGTTACTTGAGAAATTGAAGGCAGGTTTGTTGTATGAAAGACTGTAGATGGTATTTGTGCAATTGGTAGAATACCAGTTATATTGGTGTCAGTAAGAACGTGTCCGTGTACCGTAGGGGCGGCTCCAATAATGGCAGGGGTTAATACAACGTCTGGTCCTAGAATACTGTTTACGCTATTTACGGTTCCCGTACCGGCATCGCCTTTAATACCCTGAATTCCCTGGATACCCTGAGGAATGCCTAGGTTAATTGTTTGGCTAGGAGACGTTCCTGTTATTGTTGTGGTCGCTGCTGACCCGGCTGCGCCGGTTGTAACAGTTCCAACAGACAATGTATTAGAAGCACCTGTATTACCTATAACTCCTTGGATACCCTGAATTCCTTGAAGACCCGTGTCACCCTTGAGACCTTGGTCTCCTTTTAGACCTGTGTTTCCAATAATTCCTTGAATACCCTGAATTCCTTGCAAACCGGCAGAAGCCACCTCAACATTAAACGCACCAACGCCGTCTATAACCTCTACTGTTGTTTGTTTAACAACAATTTCTATACTGTTGCTGCTCATGTTGTTACTTCCTTATTAACAATAACATCACCGGCCAAGTATGTTCTTGTTTCTAATCCTGAGGATGTTATTTGGAAATCCCAGATATAGTCTCCTGGGATTAATGCAGAACTAATTGACGAACTTAGATATATTCTTACTTGACCTGTTGTTGCAGTAAGAGTGCATGCAAATTCTTGTACCGTCGGTCCGTCGTAGTTTGCTTTTAGTTGAGCCTTGGGAGTAAACCCAGAAAGATTAATGGGTACGCCAAGGGGGTCCTTTAGAGTAATGAACAACTCCACATAATCTCCCTTATAAACAACCATGTCATAGTTTTTGGGCATTGCTCCTGAGTTAAGTGGTCCACCGGCGGGTTCGCCTGGACGTACAATGTCTGCCATAAAATGATTTTAACATCGTTATTGCATAATAGCAAATGAAAAAAGCCCCCGACCGAAGTCGGGGGCTGTATCCATTATCAGGAATAGAAGTCTTGCAACTCAGAGGGGAAGGCCTGTCTAAATCCTTCTTCGCCCTCAAGCAAATCCTGTGCATCCTCTGGGTCCATAATTGCGTATGGCTTTTCAGCGGTGAACTTGTAACGCTTGAACTCAAAGTATGGGTTCTTACGTGTCATTCGTACTAGGTACTTTTCTGGTTGTACGATGTTAGGCTGAGCGGTAATGATGATTGGTTCAACTTCGTCTTCAATTACCTCTACCGTCGCCTCTTCCGCAGCGTCCTCAACCTTCGGGTCCAAGAAAGCCTTTGCATAAGACTCCCAAGTAACTCCACTCTCTTCTAGTTCCATCCTAAGAACCGTTACGTTACCCTCGGTGTCAGTACCGAAGAACTCGGCTGCTGCTAGCAATTTTTCCTTATTCAAATCTTTAAAAGATGTTGGCACCTTCGCGGTGCTCTCTAATGCAGTGTTAGTCATTTTTCCTCCTGTAGTTTACATTATATCATAGTTGCTATACAAACAATAGGACCCCGACCGAAGCCGGGGTCCTATAATATTTAGTTATGTGTGTTCATCAAGCGCGGTACTGAACGTTCTTTACAAGAACGGCAGCGTTAGGGTTCTCGATAGAGCATCCTACACGTGTGAACATTGTGTACTCAATAGCGTCCTTGCGCGGAACGAATTCACGATAAATCTTGATTTCGCGCTTCACACCCCAAATAAGGTTCTTAGGGTCTGTTAGCCACACGTCGGAACGTGTGTTTGCACCGGATGCGTACTCGGGGAATAGCGGAACTTCCTCGGCACGAATACCGAACGGAGACGTTGGGGACCAACCTGGGTTGCTCGCAACGACGTCGGTGCCATTGGTACCAGCAGGCTTGATTGAGCCTTCTACGGTAACGAACTGGTCGCTGAAGACGTAGTCCTGTAGAAGACCAGCAGAGGTGTACCACTTAAGGGCACCACGCTGGTTCAAGAACTTGCGGGGCATTGCGCGAAGAGCGCGGTGGAAGACTCCACGGTCAAGTTGTGCACCGTTTGCATCTACAACATTTGCTCCTGCGTATAGGCGCTTCCTCCAACCGTCGAATGCCTTGTACAATGCGTCATCGCTGTTATTAACGTCTCCGTTAATAGCCAAATCCTCAATGTCGTTAGCAGCCTGTGAAGACAGAAGCCTTGCCACGTGGTCCTCAAAATCAGCACCTTCGATGTTGTCCTCTAGAGACTCAGAACTTAGTTCCCAGTCTAGACGCAACTTCTCAGTGGTAAGAGAAACCTTAGTGAATGCAACCTTGACGCCGACAGCATCGTCAACACCTTCGGTAGCAATACGCACTACGCGCTCACCAACAGCCATACGGTTTAGTTCCATTTCGTTAGCAGTCATAGATACCTTGCGGACCTGTGCTCCCAAAGTTGTTGCATCCCACATGTAATCAATGAAACGCTGGCTCTGGGCAGGGCGAAGCAAGCCACCCCCGGAAGGGCTTGTACCAATGGTGCTGGTTGAAATAACCTTTTCCAATAGTTTATTAGTCATATTTGTATCCTCCTTTGCTTTTTATTTGTTGTACTGTGTTGTTGACAGAAAATTATCACAATAGGTTTTTAACTGAGAAAGCGCCGTCCCAATCTGATTCATTTGTCTGTTCTATTTCTACCGAGTCGTTAGACTGAGTAGACTTCCTTAGGGCACTGCCTGAATTAACCTTGTCCAACTTCCTGTCGAAGTCAGTAAGACGCTTTCGGGCCTTGTCCAAACCTTGGTCGAGTTCTGATAGTTTCTTATCAAACTCGTTTGACCTCTCACTGAAGTCGCGGCCAATATCTGCTATTGCCTTCTCTAGCGCTTCAATTCTTTCAGAGGTGTCTTTGTTGTTCTTGGAAAGAATGCCTGTGATGTCGGTCTTGAAAGTATCAATCTTCTTTGAGATTGCCTCCTCTTCGTCCTGTACCTCTTCCACCACCTCGTCGTCGGTTACTTCCTCTACAACGTCGGTGCGGGCCGGGGTAGGAATCTCGGTAGGGTCACCTTCTTCATGCCCTGTAACAACGGACTCCAACTCTTCTTCATTCTCTACTGATTTGTTAATACCACTCATATTATCCCTCCCTACGTCGAGGTATTTAGTCATAAGTTCTTCTACCTTGTTTGTTCGGCTAGCCGAATCTTCAACAAAACCAATGACGTCCATATCATGTGAGCAGACAGGGCATGAATAGGAGTTGTCCGGCTTTTCCTGAATAATCTGATGCTCTTTGCAAAAGAATACATTCAAAACCTTGTGCTCTTCGGTCATACCCGAAATTGCTGTGACAGAGCCATCTACTGACTTTTGAATACGGAATACGTTGGCATGTTGATTTCCTGGGTTGTCAACCAAGGAAAGTTCTGTGAGGTCATACTTTGTGACCTTTCGTATGGTCGCGGTGCGGTCTTTGTTGAACGCTTCCTCGGACTCTACGATAGCACCTCCAATAGAGAATGCGCTAAGTGTTCCATCGACGACCTTTAGCCAAGTATCCTCGGCTCCTTCTGAAACACGAGCAGTTACAAAAATACCTCTGTATTCGTTATAAGTACCATCGTCTTCCTTGACTCTGAGAGTGTCTTCCTTGAAAGACACTACTCTTCCTACCGCCGAATCCTTCTTGTGCATCTCGCGCAAATTACCTCTTGCCTTAGCAAAGGCCTCTGCGGACGCTTCTGCGGTAACAACGTCATTTTCGGTGTCAACATTGTCTAGCGTTGCCCATCCTGACACAAGTCGCTTCTGCTTATTTACCTTGGAGAATTCAACACCAATTTGAATAGTGTCTTCATCCATGGTCCATTTAGACTTGTTGAATGTGCTCATGAAGTTAGTTTACCATTTCTATTATTATTAAGCCAAATAACTTTAGTCATCTTGTATATTATGCCTGTACCCTTCCCTCGCCCTTTTCTCCACGGGCCTCTCCACTAGAGTCAGAAGAGTTGGCAGAGCGGTCGGTATCGCGTTGTCTTTCTGTGTTTTCTTCAGCGGCTGCTTGGTCTATCTTTGCCTTTGCGTTAGGGTCAACTCTTTCCTCGGCTCCCTTGATTGCGGGCATGCCGTCTCGACTTCTTACCTCGGATGGTAGCCAAATTCCATTCTTTACATTTCTTTCGTCAATCTTAGATTGTGTATCAGCATCAGTAAGGGTCATTTCATTCAACTTCAATTCGAAGGCATCTGTCATTTCTTTTACAATTCTATTTAACTTCTTTTCAAGAATACGTTGCTGAGGCTGGCAGACCTGCTCTTTGAAAGTCTTATCAGCATCACGAGCAATTGCCAAAGAGGCACCTTCTGCGGTGCTTACTTTAGAAACTGGCACGCGGTGAGCCATAAGAATCTTTGCAAGATTGGCCTTGCCATAAGCATTGAATGAAGAGTCTTGTGTACCCGCCTCAATTGCTTGAATCTTAAACTCTACCTTTTCGTACATGCTTGTGTCAGCGGGTAGAGGAATGAAAAGGCTTCTGTGGTTCTGACCCTTTAGACCAGTCTCAAAGAATGTCAATAGTTCTGCTTGTGCGCTGGTGCCAAGGTTGGCACCCTTCAAAGTAATAAGGTGTCTCGGTACCGCCTTGTTCTCAAAGTAATCGAGATTGTACCTTGCACTGTACTCGTCTCCCGCAACGGCCTGCTGTGCGGCCACAATGTCTGGAACACCGTAGTAGGCAGAGGATGGAGAGTAACGCTTGAGGTGAATAATCTCATTGGGATTGTCGTCGTCGCCAATAGGGTTGGGAGCGTTGTCTCCAAAGTTTCTAAAGAACTCAGACTGATTCGATGCGATTTGAACAAAGCCGTCTCGCTTGCGTCTTATTCTAATTGTCTTGGCACAGATGTGACCGACATATCTAACAGTACCGTCAAGGCCACGTCCTATTTCTAGGTACCCGTTTCCCATTACTTCGTAGTCTCGCCATACACGTTCTAGGATTTCTATGAACGTATCTTCCTCATTGAAGTCTTCTACGATTTGCATAAGGTCGTCTCGATGAGCGTCTAGTCCGGCTCTAATTCTTTTGAGTTTGGATTCGTTACCCTCGGACTTCTCAAGCGCGCGCTTAGTTGTAATGGTTTCTGTAAATTTAAAACCAAGACCAACAATGTTGGCAACCTTTGCGTTGACGGCAGCATAGTGTGGTGTGGACATTTCATAAACCTCAACCAGTGCATCTAGATTATGTGGTGGCGTAGCAACACCGAAGGCATCATAGCCACTAATCTCTATGAGGTCTTCAATCTGCTTTGACTCTACATCTCCGTCAGCAGAGCGGTTGTACTTCTTGAGTTCGTTAGTAATCTTTCTTTTAAATCCCTTTTTGGTACCGCTCAACGAGGTCGTTACTGATTTAGAGAAATCGTCTTGAACAGGAGCGGTAACAGTTTCTTTACCGGCCAGGAAGATTTTTTCAATCGTGGGGTATTTCTCCATTATTTTTTCATGCTCATCGTCTTGCATGATAGACACGTCTTTACCTGCCATTGTTAATCCTCAACGCCTCGGCCTCTTCTTTAATTGCAGCAATGTCAAATGGGTCAGCAATAAGACCGGCAGCCTCGCGGGCGCGCTGTAGTTCATATTCCTCATCGTCAATGGGGCGCTTACCAGACCAGAAGACGGCCTTGCCACCTTCAATACCAAAGTGTCTAGCGGCGTCTTGAAGAGCCTGCTTAACCTTGATAATAACGTAAGGGTCTGTGTCTGTGCAGAAGACGTTCATAAAATTACCCTCGTCGTCCATGACGAAGTCTCCGTCTTCCTTCTGCCATACCATCATTCCCCATGGTACTTCTCTAATAACTCTTTTGCCAGTGGTCTTCATATATAAAAGTTTACCATATATTTGTTTTTAATGCGTAAAATTGTACTACGACGTGACAATTTCCCAATCGTGAGAGTAAATTTTTACATTATTTGCTTCTTCAACTATAGAAACTGGCGCTGTCTCAAACACTTTGTTGTTACTGTATCCGGTATATGAAGGAATTAAGTTGCTAATCTGAGGAGCCGTCAATTGAGATTCATAGACCACTACCTTTCCGACCTGAACGTTTCCACTAATTACAAAAGGCCCTGCAATGTTTGTAGCAGAGGTGTAGTGCAAAACCTTCCATTCTCCGAGTACCGCCGTGCCGTAAGTCGTAGTGCTTGTTAAATTGGTACTTACTGTGAAGACTCCTTGCTGTCTTATCCATAACTCTACGGTTTTGATGTTCAGTACCGCGCTGGTCACTGAAACAGAATTGCCGAATAGCCTCACTCCCCAGTCTTCTCTAAGTAATCTTGGGGCGAACTCTTCGCTTATTACAAATGGAGCGGCATATACAACCACGTCTCCGTCTGGTTGCGAAACAGTTGTTTTATTGAAAACAAAAATTCTTAAATTGTTTATAAATGCGGCGCTGACTCCACTAGTAAATTGCACCCTGACAATAAATCCGGTCTCAGTAGTTCCCACTAGATTACTGATTGATGTATTTTTTGAGACATTGACATAAACGCCCTCTTGCAATGAAATCTGAACAGTGACATTCTCACCGTCCCAGTTCATGTAGACAGAGGAAGTAGTAGAGGCCTCGTCGTTCGGTGCCAGTTCTACATAGGATTCCCAGAATCCAGCCGTGGTAAAGTCGGCTATTTTGTCTGGTACAAGATTGAGGTCGTTAAAGGAAGCGTTCTCAGAGAAGCCCCCAGACCACTGCTCAGCGGTGTTGTACTGCTTGAACACGACTGGGGGATTGATGTCAGTAGACAATGTGATGCTATTACCGGCCAGGGTCAAAGAGGGGTCGTTATCCAGTACTGCGTTGTTGCCGTAATAAATAGCATTGACTTGCTGCGAGTTGAGGGCCTTTGAGTAAATAGCAAGGCTGTTCATTAGTATTTCTTGAGCACCGGCAGAACCACCGGCATAGAATGTATTTGAAGCAGTGACGTAACTGTCTAACTGCTGTGCGGGCGTGATGTCAACCTCTGCAACCATCAAACCGTCTATGTAAAGAGAGTTCTTTTCTCTTGTGTGGACTCCCGCAATGTCAATCTTTCTATAAGAGCCGACATCGTATGACGCCAAGGCCTCGCCCGTGGCCGCATACGCGGTACCGAAAGACACAACTGTTCCTTTTACAGATACACCATCGTAGATAGCGCCGGAAGAACAAACCTGTTGGTTACTGACTCCACTATTGACCACGTATAAACTAAGGGTCATTGAAAAGTCCCCGCCACGTTCATAAGCCCTACAACTTATTGAACCCTTTGATAAGGACGAGAACTTATGGCTAGCCGACACGTTTTTGTTAAGAGCCAGGCCCTTAGACGACGCTTGAGAAATAGTAAAGATGCTCGCATTTCCAGTGTAATCAATAAATGGAACTGAGTCGTCCAGTTTCCAGAAAGCATCTGGGGCGTAGGTTAGTTCTTGCATAACTTTATTATACAACGACAAATCCCCCACCGCAATAAGCGGCAGGGGATAGTCGGTAACTACTAATCATCCTAAGGCGGGAGATACAGCGAAATTCGAACCACGACCGGAGTTGTCGCTCGCTATCGCAACCGAGAGGCGACATAAGTCCAACCTCACCCGGCCTAGCAATCAGTCTTTAGTATAGCACAATCTCTATCAAGGCACAACGCGGAAGCCAAGTCCCTCAAGACTTGTCTTTCCAGGGATGCCATTTGCGTCTTTACCAGTGTATCCAAGAGATTCCTGATACTTCTTATAGGCTTCGGTTGTTGCCTTGGTCCACTTTCGACCGACCGGAGCATTGAAGAATCCACGCTTCTTCAACCTTACCTTTACACGCCTGATTCCAGGAGTTGTGTGACCTGGCCCGGTACTGGAAAGCCTAATCCTGATTATGGAACTTCCAGCCCTGCGTGCGTTCTGTACCTGATTTCTGAATCCGTCCATGTTAATACCTGCTGGGTCAATCTTTCGACTGGTCCATTCCTTGTGTGCGAATACCTTTCGGACGTCATCAATATCAGAGTATGCCATAAGAGCGGCGCACAGCCTGTAGTATGCATTCAACTGCACAGCAGGCCACCTTTCTCCAATACCGTTGTTCTCGGCCTCAATACCCCAAGTATAGGTGTTACCCTGGTCCTTTGGAATACCGGCTCTAGGCCCACCATAGCCTGCGTGATTTGCGTAACCTCCTGCAATCACCTTTACTGTACCGTCGCGGCCCAGAAGCAACTGGCAAAGTGGTCCAGGAAGACCTGGACGACCATAACTAACAACATTTTCTGAATTGAAGTTGCCTCCGTTGGCGGGAGAAGCCGTGTGGTGGCAGATAATGCCCTGTGGTCGGAAAGAGTAAGGCCTACCGCGTCCGCGCCAGCCTTCTTTCTCCTGTACCTTCAAACCCCATGAGCGCAAGTGCTGCGCCAAGTTGTCATTCGTCATCTTCTACACCGTCCTTCCATTCTTCGTCTAAATCAAACTGGCTGTGGTCGTACTCTGCCAATTCAACCTCTTCTACTGACTCGGTCTCTTCGCCCTCGTCTTCTACTAGTTCTGGGTCTACTGTTTCGTTTTCTTCACTCATAATTGCCTCCATATCGAATATTGTACATCAAATCTTGTTATCATACACTACCCACAGAAATCACTTCGCATGAGTTAGCCGTGCAAGCCAGGCTCTGGCTGCCGACCGTGGTGTCTTCCTTCTCATAGTCGCTTAACCATTCCCAGTCAATTTCTGTTGGCATGTCAGCCTTGAATTGACGGTAGTCGGTCTCTGTGCAATCAGCGTAAGGTGCCTGACGGTAAGAGCCGGTGTCATAAGGAAGAAACGCAATACCCCCAATGAAGTCCCAGTTCTTGTATACCCAGTTAGCGACCTCAATCCATTCGTGCTCCTTGACATTAATGGTTACTGAAGGATTGTGCTCTGTCCAGTTGGTCTTATAGACCTTCCAGATTTCAAGGTGCTCTATTGCGGACAAGTCCTTTCTCGTTACCGCGCCCTTAGGCGCTGCCTGAGGAAAGAAGAATACTGTCGTAGAGTCAGGAGCCATAACGTCTGGCTCTGACGGGATGCCAATGTCTTTCATGAACTGAGTCATAGGGTCCTTGTTGTCTGCACGCACGGAACGCAAATAGTAGTCATTGTGCCAAGGATGCATTCCTGACGAGGACTCAGTGAGTTGAGACACGGTTCCGGACGGCTTTGCGGTAGTAATCGCGGTGGAAACATTGACTCCCATTCGCTTTGCGTATAGTTCGTTTGTTTCGATTGCTGCCTCGCGTAGTACATTGAGGGCAGTAGCCAGTTTGTCAAGCCCCTCCCTACCAGAAAGCAAAGTATGTCCAAACTGACCAGTAAGAGAAACGCCGAGCAGGCGTTCTTCATCACAGTTGTCCCTCCAAATCTTTCTAAGGTACTTGAAATTGGTCAGAGTGGACTGAACGGTACCTATAATAGTGGCAATTTCCACTTTTCTTTGTAGAGTCTCGACGGTGTCGGACTCTCGAACAACAACCTCTGTAAGGTTGCACAGTTGCTTAGAGCGCAAAAGAATCTCGGCGCATGGGTTAAGACCCTGCACCTGCCCCAAGTCTCTACGGGGTGCTAGACCAGAACTCTTCAAGCCCTCCATGTTAATGATTCCGCGCTCGCCTGAGCGTGACTCATAGAGGTTGCCCCACTCTTGAAGGAACTCTCCAACAGAAGGCTTTTTGTTATATACCGCCGAATTGTTAGCAAGCCTTCGGTGACCGGTGGTCTCCCACCAGTTTCCTGACTTGGCCTTGGACATCTCGTAATCGTGAAGGTCGGACTGACTAATAAGCGCAGAACGCCTAACGCCACCCACGACAACGACGTCCCCAACCTTGCACATAATATCGTGTGCTTCAATTGGGGTAAGTTTCCTACCGGCTGCCTTCTTGAAAATGTCAATCGTGAAATCAAACAAATCAACAAGTGGCTGCGGTCCTGACGCGCGGCCACCGAATGTCTTAAGGCGTGCCCCTGCGGGCCTGACCTTTGTTACATTAATCATTGGAATCTGACCTGAATACAACATGGCAATAAGTTCGCGGAATCCACGAGCCCATCCTGCCTTAGAGTCTTCTACGACAATTGTGGTGTATGTGCTTTCAAAATGCTCGTTAACCTTGGGCAACTGAGAAACGTACTGCTGCTCAACGCTGAAACCAAGACCAACTCCGTTCATCAAAACATAAAGTGCTTCGTCAAATGCTCTAACGTCGTCAATGGCGATGAACGAGCAATTGAAAATGCTCAAGTTCTCTCGCTCTAGTGCCTTGCCTGCCACCATGAGACCTCTCATTGAGGGCATTACTTCGTGATTCAAAATTGCGGTACGGATTTCCAGCCATTCTTCTGCTTCAATCTTTTTACCGGCCTCTGTCTGCTTCATGAAGTTAACGTATCTGTCAACTGTTTCTGTCCATGTCTCTCTACGGTTCTCTTCTTCAATCCAGCGTGAGTACCTGGACTTCGATATAAAGGACCTATAAGGTTCTGTTATATCACCTTTTTCTGTTAATATATTAGTCAAAACTTCCTCCTTGGATAGTGTGATGTACCGACTATCATACCACTTCGGAGGCCTCAATGCGAAACCAAAATACGGCTATTTAACCTTGCCGAGAGTTCATCAAACACGTGTCTAGTCAAGTTAATCCAATCGTACTTTTCATGTACCGTCGCTGCTTGATTTATAGCAAAGTCAGAAATTTGTTCAAAGTTTTCGTGCGCATAGAGCATCTTGTTTCTTATGTCTTCAAACGAGGGTCTCAACATATAACCTGGATGAATCTTGGGCCAGGCTGACTTGGCCTTCATAGATGAAATATTCAAATTCGTGTCCAGCAGGTCGCGGTACGGAGCCCAGGCCGGTACTGTGATAGTGGGCATACCCGTGGCTATTGCCTGCAAGGGCGTCAACCCAAAGCCCTCTCCAAACGAGGGGTATACATAAACATCATTTTTATAGAATAGGCCCTGTAGTTCGTCAAGAGATAAGGACTTGTTGATGTAGTTGACATTGCCAACACGTTCGAAACCGTTCCAGTTAGAGTTGATTAGTTTGATAGTCAGTTCTACGTCTTTGGAGCCCAGAAAGATTTCTCTAAACAGGGCAACGGTGTCCCACCCGCCCTTGCGACTGGCCTCTGCTCCAACCATCAGGAAGCGTGTGGGACCGGACCTGACACGTGCCTGAGGAGCCCAGGAATGCTCTACACCGTGCTCGTAGATATGAATGGGCCTGCTGATGCCTGCCTTTTTAAACCAGCCCCCAATCAGCCCTGAGGGCGTCCACACCTCATCGGCCTGATTCATTATCGCCAACCAGCCTGGCAAAAGTTCGGTGGACTCCCATGGTACGTAAAGAATATGGTACTGGCTGAGGCTTGTCCACTTGACTTCGTGTGGCTGGTCAAAGGCAATCTCCACGTCAGCAGTTGCGTCATTGTTCGTGACGGTGTATCCTAGTGCACGGAGAGCGCAAACCATTCCAAGCGTTGCGTATCCAAAACCATTTCGTCCCGTAATCTTGTCAACGTCGATGCGGGTACATATTGAAATTCTCATGGTTCATTTTACCATGTTGACAATGACAATACACAATGGTATGATTGTCTAAGTTTGGCCCAGGTGCGACCCTTGGGGCTACATCAAGAATTTCTGATATGAAAGTATCAGTTTGCATCGAGAAGCCCCTACTAGAGTCGCACCTGGTAGGGGTTTTTCTTATACCCCGAGGATTCGGGTATGTTATCGCTTGCTCGTCTAATGGCCTTTTCTTGTTCTTCTTGGGGTCAATACATAAACAAAGAAACCGTCGTCGGACGGACCTAGGAGTATGGTATGCGTGTGACCCAGAGGCTGCCATAGTAGTGATAACGAAAAACTCAGGGCAAGAAGCGTTCTTTAGATTGTTCTTTTATCTACTGCTTCTTGGGGCACGCCTAGGGTACCGGTATGCAACAAAGAAAAAAGATTAAGTAGTTTAAAGGGTTTAAAGTAACTTAAAGGAGTTTAAGAGTGGCTGAGAAGTGGATGGGGCAAACATTGGTTGCGCCCGGAGTTGTTGAGAAGTGGGGCAAGACCTACGCATGGTTGCAGGATATTGACGGAACACACTACATGATACGATTGGATGAAGCCGGACAGCCGGTACTGACATGACAGACTTTCAGTTGTTCCATCAGCACTCTAAGTTGGTAAGGCGAAGACTAGCCAATGCCCTGACCTGCACGGCCTGTGGAACGGCGCTGGTCACCGGATTAGGAAAGTCTGACGAACTGGTGCTGCGCTGTTATTCGTGTGACACCACCATAACACCAGGCGAAGGTACAAAATCAAAAGTAAGAGCCATAGTAAAGGAGCATTTCGTTGAGTAAACAAGTAATATATACTTGCGATACCTGTGAGTGTAATATCAAAAGGAACTCCTACTCCGTTGAAACCACGGAGGTTAATAAGCCTTCAGTGGATTTTGTTGACGCAGTTTATTGGTTTCCTCAACCAAAGCCCACATTCTGCTCAATGGGGTGTTTGGCAAAATCATTAGAGTTCTGGTTAGAGAAGTATAAAAAAGACAATGAAACAAGCCGCGAGAATGAGGTATAAGCATGATTAGAATGAGAGTAGACATATGACTAAAGTAGAATTTGTAGACAAGGTGAGCGTTACCCTCATAGAGGCCGCAGCCAGTGACTCCTCTGTGGCAATGGCTGCATGGGTTAGTAATGATGCGGATTCAGAAGAGAGATTGGAAGACCTGTCAAAGGTGGCTGGGCTATTGAAGTTCTTGTACCGCGAATCTCATATGTCTCCGTTTGAACATGGTCACTTTACTTTCAAGGTGGACGTTCCGCTGTTCGTTGCTCGTGAATGGCAGCGACACCGCACTCAGTCCTACAATGAAGTATCAGGACGTTACACGGTAATGAAGCCAAGGTTCTTTATGGCTGATGAAGTCAGGGTGCAGAAGGGTAAGATGGGCAACTACCACTTTGAGCCAGGCACGCCTGACCAATATGCCCTGTACCGCCGCTCCAAGGAAATCGGGGTACAAAGCCAGTGGGATATTTACGAACAGCGCTTAGAGGCCGGTATTGCAAAGGAGCAGGCCCGAGAAGACCTGCCGCTGTCCCTGATGACTCAGTTCTACGCCACCATGAACCCGCGCAACCTTATGCAGTTCCTGAAACTTCGAAACGAAGACAGCGCTCTTAAGGAGATACGCCAGGCGGCGGTACAAATAGAAGAAGTCTTTGCCAACTACATGCCAATGACCTATGCTGCCTATGTAGAGGTAAAGCACCCGGCCATTGTTGTCGATTTAAAAGAGAACAAGTTCAATGAGCAGGAAACGGCAAAGAACGTTGTAAGAAATCTCAACAACTACAAGGACAGGCGAGACTGATGGCGGTTAACATCTTGAACAAAGAAGGCAAGAAAGACATGTTCAAGTCATTTCCCCACCTGAGGTCTCTAGACGACGGAACAAACTTTGTCTTCTT